GCGAAGATGGCCGGTTTGAATCCGGCGGACTATGCCGACATGGATGCGATTGCTGCATCCTCGACCGCTATGACGGCAGTAGCATCGTCCCAGACCGCTATGGCGGCGATCATCGGCAACGCGACGGCGCTCAATGCGGTCGTGTCGTCCCAGACCGCTATGACGGCGATCATCGGCAACGCGACGGCGCTCAATGCGGTCGTGTCGTCCCAGACCGCTATGACGGCTATTGCAGCGTCGAGTACAGCTTTGAGTGCTATTGCTGCCAGCACAACGGCTTTAGACGCAATTTATGCGAAGAAAAAACGCATGAGCGGTGCCAGCGCAAGCCTGTCCGGCAAGTTTATTATTCTTCAGATTAGCAACGATAACGCTTTCGATACGTCTCGGTACGGATATGCCACCCTGTCCGATGGCAGCAAGCCGAATTGGGATAGCTATAAGGATAAATATGCTTACTTTAAACAGTACAAAAAGATTGCTACCTACATGAAGAATGATATTGATAGCAATGATTGGATCGACTATTTTCAGTGCTGAGCAAGGACGCATTAACATTCTAATGCGCACGAACAAGCCGCTACAGCTCAGTTTGAACCTGTATTTTATGCACATTTTAAGCATTCAGTCGTACCACTTGCCGAAAACAGTGGGTAAAAGCACCTGCAAATGGTCAAGCGGTACGCCTTAGAATGTTAATACGCACAAAAATCAAACTGGAATACCGGTAATTGTAGCCGTTTGAGAAGTGCTCGACGAGCCATAAGCAACTTGTAAATCGTTTGCAGTTTTGCACAGCGTAACAGCCGTAGTATTGAACGTGATATTGCCGGTATTAGGCACGGTAAAGCCTTTTGCTGTCCACATGTTACTACCTGTACCGATCAAACTAAGTACCAACAAATTCCCCGATTTTACGGTAACATAGCTGTTTGTACCAGCACTGGAAACGATGTAAGTCTTCTTCAACGACGAAGAATTGAGTGCTTTTAGTGCTTCAGTCGATGCAGCAATAGCCGTCATAGCGGTCGAAGATGCAGCCACGGCCGTCATAGCGGTCGAAGATGCAGCCACGGCCGTCATAGCGGTCGAGGATGCAGCAATCGCATCCATGTCGGCATAGTCCGCCGGATTCAAACCGGCCATCTTCGCCGCAGCCTTGCCCATAACTGCGCTGGACGCTCCCGTAAGGGTGGCCCAGGCTGTTTCGTTTGCCTTGACAGCTTCAACTGCAACCGCGCTCTCGTAGAGTGCGGCAACGGCAACATAGGACGAAGCTACCGCGTTCATCGCCACAAGAGAAGTTACAACCGTGTTGAGCGCTGTACTGTTCGCAATGACCGCCGCCATTGCAGTCTCACTTGCAGCCACAGCGTTCATTGCGGCCTAATGCGTACAAAAACACCCTGATTTTCGGGTTTCGTGTATAATGGAAGATACACCAAATCCGAAAGGGGAAACACGTTATGAACGCAAAAACAGAACTCGCAAAGCGGCTTTCCGAAACTTTTTCCGAAGGTACGCCTGTGACCGCCGAAGCGCTTGCCGCGATCTTAAAGGATTATTCTATCACGAAAGAATCGGACGAAACGCGTAGCGATTTGAACCGGAGAATCAAGTATTATCTGGGCGCCAAGCGTATTGACGGACTGTCAGAACGAACCTTGAAGAACTACAGGTATAACCTCGAAATGTTTGCAGAGCGCATGAACAAGAGCGCGGCGAAGATCACCACGGACGACATTCGCGGGTATATTGGTTACCTTGCGGAGAATCGGCATCTTGCCGAAACGTCACTGCAGACGCACATCAACACACTGCGCGCCTTCTTCGGGTGGCTGCATATCGAGGAGAAAATAAAAAAGAATCCCATGGCAAAAATCAAGTCGCTCAAGCTGGACAAGAAGGGTGCCCGCCAGGCGCTGACCGTTGAAGAACTGGAACGCCTGCGCGATGCCTGCCGGGGCTACCGCGAAAAGGCACTCGTGGAATTTCTGGTATCCTCCGGCTGCCGTCTGAGCGAGGTCGCGCAGCTCAGCGCTTCCGATCTTGACCTCATCGGCCGCACGGTGCGCGTCACCGGCAAGGGTGATAAGGATCGGCAGGTGTATTTTTCCGTTCGCGCCCGCCTGATGGTGCAGGAGTATATGGTATCCCGCAAGGGCGGCACCGGCTTGTTTGTGAGCAGTAAATCGCCCTACGAGCCGCTCAAGCCGCGTGCCATTCAGCGCATTGTACGCGCGATCAGCGAGAGGGCGGGACTGGAAAAACACGTTCACCCGCACCTGCTCCGGCACACGTTTGCGACCCATGCGCTCAACGGCGGCATGGACGTTACTGTAATTCAAAAACTGCTGGGGCATGAGGACGTATCGACAACGCAGATCTACGCGGAGATGTCGGACGAAACCATCAAGCACCAGTACAATAAATATGTCGCGGCGAACTAAGCCGCAGAAAGGAAGGACAAATGAAAATCAACGGAATCAAGGCACTGGACTATCAGTGCCAGGGCGACAGCCTGACGTTGACGCTGACCGAAACCGATTTTGAAACGGTGTCCAATCTGAACACCGCTCTGGTCGAGGTCCGCACCGATGACGGCGATCTGGTCGAGGCGCACGGCGGCTATGCGCTGCGTGCCATCACCTACGACAAGGACAAGCAGACGTATACTGTCGCTTGCACCACGGCCGCCGACGATACGACCGCGCAGGCGATCTCGCAGTTAGTGTCTAAGGTGGAGGAGCTGGAAACCAGCAACACCGCACTGGCGGCTCAGGTGGACTATATCAGCATGATGACTGATACCGATACGGGGGTGGAGTAAATGGCTAACTGGTTTGACCGCATCAAGAAGTATTACGACGCCGGTCTGTGGACCGCGACGATGGTCGGTAATGCTGTCGTAAAGGGCAAGATTACCGCCGAGCAGTACAAGGAAATCACCGGCGAGGACTACAACAAGTAAATCCAGCCGGAAATTTTACACTTACGACAGGGCAGAAGCCCGGAAAGGACAACATTATGTATCCCAACAACATCTACATCAAGAACTACGCAGAAGTGAAGAAGTACCCCGGCGATATTGGCGTACAGCTCGACATGTTCGACAACGCGCATCATCTCAAGCACAACGCGCTGCTGCGTGCCCAGTACAAGCACTGGCGCTCTGTGCAGACCGGTGTGCCGGAGCTGCTGAGCGTAGAGGACAAGCGTCTGCTGGGTATTTGATCATGCCGGCAGAAGTGATCACGGCGGCTTTAAGCCTTGTCGGTACATTGGTTGGTACGCTCGGCGGTATTGCGTTGAGCTCCAACCTGACCAACTACCGCATTGAGCAGCTGGAGAAGAAGGTGGAGAAGCACAACAACCTGATTTCTCGGACGTATGAGCTGGAAAAGGAGTATTCCGTGCTGGATGAGCGGATCAGAGTTGCAAACCACCGCATTGAGGATTTGGAGAAGGAGGAAGTTCTGCATGAAGGTTAATATTCCGGTACGAATGAAAAACCCGTGGTTCTGGGTTGGCGTTGCATCGGTTGCGATTACGGCGATTGGTGTTGACCCGCAGACGTTTACGAGTTGGTCGGCTGTGTGGAACGGTGCTGTTTCGGTGCTGTCTAATCCGGTGCAGCTTTGCACCATGTGTCTGGCTATCCTCAGCGTGTTTGTGGATCCTACCACCGCAGGCATCGCGGACAGCAAGACCGCGCTCGGCTACGACAAGCCGAATAAGGAGGAGTAACGCATGCAGATCATCGAGACCAATCTGCCTACAAACGGCAGCTTCAGCCGCCGGAACAAGACGGATGAAATCATTCTGCATCACGCAGAGGCAAGCCGCGCAAGCGTGGAGGAGGTCAACCGCTGGCACCTGGAACGCGGGTGGACCGGCATCGGCTACCATTTCTACATCCGCAAGGATGGCAAGGTGTACCGAGGCCGCCCGGAATGGGCGGTCGGCGCGCACGCGCAGGGGCACAACAGCCGCGCAATCGGCATTTGCGTCGAGGGCAGTTACATGACCGAGACCATGCCGCAGGCGCAGCTGGACGCGCTGAAAGGCCTTATCCGTACAGAGATGCGCAAATACCCCGGTGCAAAGCTGTTACGCCACAAGGACGTAAACAGCACGGATTGTCCGGGCACGAATTTCCCGTGGGCGGAAGTGCAGAAGTACAACACCGAAACCACGGCAAAGAAGGAGGAAACCAAGATGACAGACAAGGAATTTGCGGCACATGAAGAACGCTATCAGGCGGAAAAGGCCAACCAGAAGCCGCATCCGTATGCTGCCGAGGCTTGGCAGGCGGCGACAGACGCCGGTATTATGGACGGTACCAAGCCGCAGAGCCCGCTGACGCGCGAACAGCTTGCGGTTATCCTGCAGCGGCTCGGCCTTCTCGGGAAGGGCGTGAAGTAAATGGGACTGGGTGCTTTTATTAAGGCTGCGGCCGGTGCTGCCAAGGCTGCCTCGGCGGCAGCTAAGGCCAGCGGCGGCTCGTCCTCGGGCAGCTCGTCAGGTTCTTCCGGTTCGAGCGGATCCTCGTCCTCCGGCTCGTCCGGTTCGTCCGGCGCGTCGATGGCTGCAACCGGCAAGGGCGGCAGCTACTCTATCGGTTCGGACAAGGGCAAGAGCTTTGTTTCGAGTGCTGCTGCAGGCTCGACCATGAAAGGCTCGGACGGCTCGACATGGACCAAAAACAGCGACGGCACGACCACCATCAGCAAGGGCGGCCAGACGTTCACCTACGGCGGCGCTTCCGGCACCGGCGGCTCGGGCGGGAGCAGCTCGGGCGGCGGCTCGTCCTCCGGCGGGGCGTATACGCCGCTCGGCTCGCATAACGACCAGACCATTAAGGACACGAGTGTGGAGGATTCCGCGCAGATGGCGGCAATCAAAAAGCGCTATGCGGAAGCACAGGCGCGCGGTGACGTTGCGGCTATGAAATCCGCCCATGCGGACGCCGAGGCGCTGCGTGCGCAGTACGGCTATTCCGGCGGCTCGGACGGCTCGGACTACATCGGCAAGGGCTATGTGAGCGGCAACGTACTGGGAAAGCAGATGAGCAACCAGCTGGGCAGCGGCTTTGACGCCTACAAGAAGTACATGGAGGATGCTGCGGCACAGCAGCAGGCGGCGCTCAAGGCCAAGGTGGATAGCGCGGTTGCCAGCCTGAACGGTCAGAAATACGACGTGATGAAGCAGACCGAGGCCAACAACGCCGCTGCGGAAAAGGCGTATATGCAGAGCATTAAGCCCGGCGGCTCGAACGCGGAAAACCTTGCGGCAAACGGTTTGCTGACAAGCGGACTGACCGAGTCCAGCCAGATCAGCGCGGGCAACGCCTACCAGAACGCACTGAACAGCAACGCCACCACGCAGACCGAGGCGCTTGCCAAGATCGAGCAGGCCATTACACAGGCGCAGCTTACCGGCGATATTGAGGCGGCAAACGCGCTTGCCAATCTCTATAAGGAGATTGCCGCCAAGCGCTATGAGAATACGCAGGACATTATTGCGGCAAACCAGTGGGGTCAGCAGTTCGGGCTTTCGCAGGCCGAGCAGACGGGTACTTACAACGGTACGGCTACCCTTGCGGCACAGCAGCTTGAAATGCAGAAGCGTCAGCTTCAGGAGGACATTGAGAACGGCAAGGTGGACCGTCAGACGGCGCTTAAGCAGATTGAGTATATCAGTGCGCAGATTGCGAACCTGCAGGCAGATACTACAGGCAAGAACCTGCAGAACAGGTATTATCAGACCCAGCTTGGCGGTTGATACACGCAGGAGGCGGCGGATTTCCGCCGCCCTCTCTTTTAGGAGGACTTTATGAGCTTTAGCAGTGATTTTGAGAAGAAGAAAAACAAGAACAAAACGTCCGCGCTGCTGAAGGTGCCGCAGGTTGTGCCGCAGAAGACGGCAAAACAGGACAACAGCCGCCGTGCAACGGCGGCGCACAACAGAGAGCAGCAGCGCGTGCAGGCGCACCAGAATGCACAGCGGCCGGCAAGCACTTATCTGACCGGCGGCAGCACGACAAGAAGTCAGCCGTATGCGGCAAATCAGCAGCGGAACACTGTTTTTCAGCAGCGCGGGAACACACGGCAGGGCCTTCCCGGCACAGGCAGCCGGAGCACGCAGCAGAACAATTTACGGCAGCCTGCAAGCACCTATCTGACCGGCGGAAGCGTGACAAGAAGTCAGCCGTATGCGGCAAGTCAGCAGAATCAGCTGTTTTCGGCAAGGAAGGCGGCAGAGCAGCGGCGCAATCCGCGGCAGAACGTATCTACAGCCACTAAGAGCAGTGGAGACGGCAACCCGACGTTGACGCAGTTCCTCAAGAACTCCATGGACTGGCACAAGACCAGCGATCCGAACAGAAAGGCACAGTTGCACGCGCAGAACGACGCCTTGCGGCGCAAGCTCGGTTATGAGTACAACCCGCAGACCGGCGCCTCTTTTGATAAGTACGGCCACGAAATGACTGCCGGCGTGCGCATGGCCTACGGCAGCAAGCCGACCGAACGGCTGAATCAGGCAACACAGTTGCTGCATACTTCCGGCGTGATGGGTAAGACAGACAAGGCAACCGTCTACCCGACCGCCATGCAGGCGGCGCAGGGACTGGATGAGGACTATTTCAGCGGTCAGACCGGCTACAATGCACACAAGACGATGTATGACCTGTTTAACCGCTCGGATGAGACGTGGAGCAGCGAGGACACGCAGAGCCGCGACAGGGCCCGTCAGGAGCTTTCCAATGAGATGAGCCGCATTATGAAGCGGTACGGCCTTACCTATCAGCCGCGCGACAATGCTGACGATATCATGAACCGGCTGAAAGCCGCCGGTGCGGACGACAACACGCTTGCGTATGTGCAGGAAAACATTGATCTGCGGCACGCGGCAGACCGCCTCGGCAACAGCATGGAGGCAGTCGGCAAGCGGTGGATCGCTTCGCTGCCGTCTCTTGTGGACACCTCGCGTCAGGTGAGCGCGAACGTGGAGGAGAGCCGCCAGAACGAGGAATATCGCCAGCTTGAGGAGCAGGAGCAGACGCTTGAACTCACTCTGCAGGGCATGAACAGCACGGCGGCAGACGGCAGTGTTCCGGCAGACTATCAGGCGGTGTACGATCAGCTGCAGGAGGTCCGCGAGCGCAAGAACCAGCTGACGGTGAACAAGGGCGTTGACCCGAACAAATGGTCTCAGCGCATGCTGCGCGAGGCAAACGAGGCACAGGCAAACGCCGGGGCCGGTTTAGCGCCTGCGCCGCGCTGGCTGACCGAACAGGGCATTTCCCTTGCGGGCAATGCGCCGGTGATGGCGGCAAGTGCGATTCCGGTCGTCGGTCCGGCGGTCGGCTCAATCATGATGGGCGGCCAGGCGGCAGGCCAGCGCTCGTTTGAGCTGAATGAGCGCGGGATCGGCGCGCGGGAGTCGCTGACGCGCGGTTTGACCTCGGGTGCGATCGAGGCGGCAACCGAAAGACTGCCGCTCGGTCAGATGAGCAAGATTTTGCACTCCGGCGGCGTGAATGCCGTAAAAAATATCCTCATCCAGATGGGTGAGGAGGCGACAGAGGAAAGCGCAAGCTATTTCATGAACTACGTTGCGGATAAGGCGGCGCAGGATCCGGACGCAAAGTTCAGCCTGCAGGAGCTTGCCCAGAGCGCTGCGGGCGGCGCGTTCGGCGGCTTGGTGTTTGGTACGGCGGGTGCAGTCGGTTCGAGAGCGGCAACAGATACGGAGCGTATGAATGCCGCTGATGCATACGATTACAATCAGGTGCAGCAGCTTGTACAGCTCGACAGCGAGCTGCAGGCGGCGCTTAAGCTGCCGGAAGGACCTATTCGGGAACGTGCGGTGCAGACCGCGCAGAACAAGATGGCCGACAAGATTTCCGGCCTTATGACACAGCAGGTTGCGCAGAATGCGGAGCTTACCGCGAATTATGACGCGGATCTCGATAACCGCATGAGCCTTGCACAGCGCGCGCAGGCGGCGGAATGGGAACAGCAGCACACAACGTCCATTGACACCAATCCGGCAACGCATACGCCGGAGCAGATGGTGCAGATCCGCGAATATGTAAATTCCGTGGATGAGGGTTTGCTAAGCTATGTAGAGCATGTGCAGAATAACCCTCAAAGCACGGAACGGTACATGCTGGATGATATGAGCGAACGCGCAGCAAATGACATTAGAGAAAAGGTTGGCATTGATGTAAGGGGCTTCAAAACAACTATTGAGCCGAGAATTGTTGAGCACATTATCAGAGACCACGGCGAGAATGGACTTGCGGATCACAGCATGGCGGATACAAACGATATTGCAAGAATCCAATATGTACTGAACAATTACGATACAGTAGTTGACGGAGGAACAAGCAGCGCATACACCGAACCCAAACCAAATTACCCCGGAAAAAACAGAAAAGCTAAAACGGTTGTTTTCGAGAAAAAAATAGACGGCTCCTATTATGTCGTAGAAGCCGTTCCGGTAACGAAAGCAAAAACTGCCTATGTCACAAGTGCATATATAAATACAAATAAAAAGGGGAACCAGCCGACCCTTAATGCACCAGACGGTACCCCAGGTTTCACGTCCGAAAACGTATCGCTTAGTTCCCTTGCGGGAGATGTTACGCAAGTACCCAATGCCGCTGCAGCAACCCCGAGTGGTACGCCCGAAACGTCTCTTGCTTCTCCATCTCCGCTTAACACCAGTATACAGCAGAATGCGGAGAATAGCAACGGTTTAGGCACAAAAACTGTAAACACAATGCAGGATGCAATGCAGTACGGCAAGACGCCGGAACAGGCGGTGATGGAGGCGCGGGCGAAGGCTGAGGGCGAGAGGGTACGGCAGGCAAGAGAGGAACAGGCGGCGGCAGAACAGCAGGAACGCCTTGATCGCATCACCAACGGCAAGAACCGCGACATTATGCAGCGTGTATACGAGGCACAGGAGCGCGCAGAACGCGTGGCAAGCCGCCATGCGCTGGAACGCGCAACGACCCGCGCGACAGCTTCAGACGCGGACAGCTACATTGACCATACGCAAGAGGATATTGCAATCGACCTTGTGAACAGCCTGGAAAGTGAACGCCGCTTTTTAACCAACCTGCGCAATGGCTGGCATTTGAGCGATGCCGAACTGGTAAATGCGGAACGCATGGCGGCGGGACGCGGCCCTGTAACCGAGATGGACAGCCACCGCTACGAACTGGTAGAGACCTACGCCCGCGCTATGCGGCAGTACAACGAGGATATGCAGCCGTATTACGCATTTCAGCGCGGCCTTGATGATGCGCGCCTGAGACGCGCAACCGAACTTATCAAGGATTCGGACAACTGGAAGGATTCACGCGGCAACCTCGGTTTGCAGATCCACACGCCGGAGCGCGTGCTGCGCAAGGTTATGGGCGATACCGCTGAAACAGAGGCTATTTATCAGGCATATTTCGCACCGGTACTCAAGCATGACGCGGAGGCTATCCGCTGGGAGAATACCCAGCGCGAACGGCTGAAAGGCATTATGGAGGGCCTGTCGCACGAGGACAGTGTGTATATGCACATGAAGAATCGTGCAGAACTCTCTCCGAAGAACGAAGCCATGCAGAAGCAGCTTGCGGATTATGTGAAGGAGAACAAGAGCAAAATTCATTTCAAGCAGGCAGAGAGTGCTATGCAGAAGCTGTATGAAATGACAAGCGAAATGCATCCGCAGGTCAGCGAGGCCGGTGTGCGCAACGGCTATGCGCCATTGGAATTCCGACAGAAATACATCCCGAGCCTTACGCCGACCAAGGAAGGCAAGTGGTACAACCGCATTCTGCGTAAGGTGGGCGTGGAAACCATGGTGGACGAGCTGCCGACCGAGATTGCGGGACGAACCGAAGACCGCAGACCGGGCAGACAGTACGCCGGATTCTACAACCAGCGCGAGGGCATCAACACCGAGTTTGACGCATTTAAGGCGATGGATAACTATATCAGCGGCGCGAGCAACGCTATTTTCCACACGGATGATATTCAGAACCTGCGTGTACTGGAGGACGCTATTCGCAGCAAATACAGCGATGAAGGCAGCCGTGCGGAACTCGAAGCCATTCGCAAAGACCCGGATATCAATATTGAGGACAAGGAACAGAAGATCAGCAAGATTTGGGAACGCAACTCCGGCACGCTGCCGAGCTTCCCGAGCTGGATCGCGGAGTACACCAACATTCTGGCAGGCAAGAAATCCCGCACAGACCGCAGCGCGGAACAGATGTTCGGACGCGGCCTGTACCGCGCTATGAGTGATGTTGAGGGCAAGGTTGCGGCAAACATGGTAGGCGGCAACCTCTCGACCGCGATCTCTAACTTTATTCCGCTGGCCCAGGGTTCGGGCGAGGTACGTTATTCGAGCATGATGCGTGCAATGCTGGATTACGGCGCAGACCTCGCCAAAAAAAATCCGGCATTTCATGAGGATTCGGACTTCCTGACCAATCGCCGGGGCAGCGAACGTGTTATCAAGACGAAACTGCAGAAAGCCTCGGATGCGGCCGGGTGGACGATGAACGCAATCGACAATCTATCCAGCGAGGTGATGGTGCGCGCACGCTATCTGGACAATGTGGAAAAGCGGCATATGAGCACCGAGGCGGCGCTGCAGGAGGCTGACCGTTGGGCGGCGGGACTGATCGGCGACCGCGCAAGAGGTGCAAAGCCGGTTATCATGGAGTCCAAGTCGCCGCTCATCAAGGCGTTCACCATGTTCCAGCTGGAGGTTATGAACCAGTACGACCACCTGTTCAGCGATATTCCGCACAACCTGCGGATACAGGGCAAGAGCAAGGCGCAGATCGCGGCAGGCACAGCGGCGGCGCTGCTGCAGGTATTCGTTATGTCCCACCTGTTCAACGATGCACGCGAAAAGCTGACCGGTTCGCGCGGTGCGTTCGACCCAATCGAGATGGTGAACGACTTTGTAGGTCGCCTGACCGGCTACGCACTGCCGAACATCTTTGACCTGCTGGGCGAAATGATGGGAGACGGTATTGACGAGGATGATTTCCATGCGGAAAAGTCGGAAACGGCATGGGACAATGTAACAGCAACCGCACAGGATATTGCATCTAATATTCCGTTTGTTTCCGGTCCGCTCGGATCGTTGGCAGGTGCAGGCAACTCTCGTCTGCCGATTCAGTCGGTTATTCCGAGTATCGCCAATATTGCGACTGCGCAAGGCGAGGATGCACGCAGCATGGCAGTGATTAAGGAGCTGAGCAAGCCGCTTTACGGCTTCCTGCTGCCGTTCGGCGGCCTGCAGGCGAAAAAGACCGTGGAGGGCGCGGCAACTATGTTTGCGGGCGGCAGCTACTCGTATGACAAGAAGGGCGAGAAAATCCTGCAGTTCCCGACCTACGGACAGAAACCGGCAGACTGGGCACAGGCACTGCTGTTCGGCAAGAGTTCTAGCGATGAGGCCCGCGCATGGCGCGAGAGCGGCTATGAAACCTTGAATGCGGAGGAGACCAAGGTATTTGACACGCTTTCCAAGAGCGCAGACAACGATCCGGAAGCGCGCAAAAACATTTACGATGCGATCGTGGCGCTGCATGATGTGCAGTCCGACACGGACGAGAACGGTCAGCTGCTCGACAACGAAGGCGAGAAAAAGCGCCGCATGCTGTTTGAGAACGACAAGCTGACACAGAGCCAGAAAACCGCCATCGACCGCGATATCATCGTTAATACAGTGGGCGGCTCGGCTGCGGATTACTCCGACCGGACTTCGTTCGAGATCAGCACCGAGGTACGCAAGAAGATGCAGGGCGCGGCTCACAAGGCGGCAGACGCCGGTCTTGCAGTAAGCACGTTTGCCAAGTATGACAATACGCTGAAGGAATTGACCGAGGGCACGGACGAAAACGGCGAGAAGCTGCACACGGCGGACGAGGCACGCGGTATGGTGCTGGATGCCATCCGGCAGGACAGCAGCCTGACGGACGGTGAGAAGCAGACCCTTGCGGATTACCTGCTCGTTTCTTCCATGAGCGAAAAGGCGCGTGAGACGTGGAATGACGAGGTTAAGGGCAAGGTAAATGCAAGCGATTATGTACGGTTTAAGTCGGACGTAGCGGCGTATGAAGCGGAATTCGAGGGCACTGGCGCGGATCATGCCGCAAATGTGGCTAATATTCTGAACAGCTACACGAACCTGACGGATGAACAGAAATCCGTACTCATGAACACCTACAACGACACGGCAAAGAATGATGTATTCCACATTTCGGAGTATGAGAAGTCGCTGACAGACAACAGCTATTACAAATCGCTGAACGACAGCGAAAAGAGCAAGCTGCGGGCATACTGCAACGAGTATGAGCAGGCAATCAGCGCGGGCAAGGAGCTTTCCGGCTGGAAGGCCAAGGCTTACATGGCGAAGGAGGCCGGTATCCAGCCGGGCACCTATGCACTGTTCCAGACGGCGCTTTCGCTTATCAATTCGGATGGCGGCAACGCTAAGAACGAGGAAATCACGCAGGCCGTTAAGTTGGTGCCCGGCCTGACGAATAGCCAGAAGGCTTATTTGTGGCAGGCGGCGTACGGCAAAGAATCGACCAAGAGCAATCCGTGGGGCGGTGCGACCGTGACGAAGTATCAGAAGGGCGAGAACAAAGCAGTAAATCCGGTGGATGGCGGTACGCTGTCCGACGGGTTCGGCTGGCGCACTGCGCCGACTACAGGTGCATCGAACAATCACAAAGCAATTGACATTGCCGCACCGCAGGGAACACCGGTAAAGGCTGCTATGAGCGGCAAAATCGTTGGAATGAATAAATACGGCTACGGCAAAGACGAGTATGAGGGATACGGCGTATCGGTTACGGTTGACTGCGGAAACGGTATTACTATGGCATATCACCACATGGTTGACGGCAGCAATGCCAACCTGAACATCGGTGACGAAGTAAAGGCCGGTCAGCAGATCGGTCAGGTTGGTTCGACCGGTATTTCTACCGGCCCGCATCTGGATTTCCAGGTGGTCAAGGACGGCAAGTATGTTGACCCGAGAAATTATATTCCCGGATACGGCGAGGGCACTTCTGAGACGATCTCGGCGGCACAGGCTGCGGTGGCGGCAAGTTCCGGCAAGAAGAACGGAAAGAGTCATAAGAGCGGCGGCTCGGGAAAGTCGGGAGGAAGCTCCGGCGGACTTAAGCCGCTGAAGGGACCTGACAGTTTGAAAGGATTGGGATTCTGACAAGAAAATGAGAAAGCGCCGTCGGTTGACGGCGCTTTTTTTGTCGTTTCGTAAACCTATAACATTTTATGCTTTAACAGCAGCAGTTGCAGCTGGTTTCCGGCGCAACCACACGCGCGTCCAGCATGATCGGATCAACGACCTCTACGACCGCAGTCGGCTTGTTGCTGTCAGGCCGCAGCTGCACATCGCGGCCGTCCTCGATATACTGCGAGGAAAAGATGCGCGCGCCGCCTTCGCCGCCGAACAGTACAACACGTTTGTCAAATACCGCCAGTCCGTCCACGATACGCGGACGACCGATTACGCAGCTGATTTCACATTCAATGCGATAGAAAAAGCGGATATCAACGCTGTAGAAACCTCGATTAAACTGAATCCGCTCAACATCAATAGAAACACAGAGCAGTTCTGCTTCACGCGGCTTTACAGATGCAATGCCGCCGGCATTGATCAGCTCCTGCGCATCGCGGGTGAGATACACACGAATGTCACGCAGGCACTCCTTGCTGCGGCAGGAGTCGTAAACCTTTTTGGTGTGGACGCAGACCGCTTCGCGGAAGCCGCCTGCATTGTTACCGTTATTGCCGCCAATCGGACCCGGGCAGCAAACTTTTTCAGCCATGTATATTACCTCCAAACAAAAATTGAAGCAACTTCAGTATCAATCTATTCGGAGATTTTCCGGGGTGTTACCGCAAAAAAAGTCCCTCTGCAGCGAATTGCAGAGGGACTTCTGTCAAAGAGGGATGGGGTCTGCTTTATACGTCCATCCAAACGCCTCCGGCCTTATGGCTGCGCACACAGGCCTCGACAAAGCGAACGCCGAGCACGCCGTCCTGTACAGTCGGGAAGGTGTCGGTCGTATTCTCACGACCTGCCTTGCGGTCGGAGAGCACATTACAGAACGAACGGTAAATATTCGAGAACGCCTCGATAAAGCCTTCGTTATGGCCTGCACCGACGCGGGAAAGCCGCGTGCTGGCATCGAGCAGATAGTCTGCACCGGCGGACAGCCGCTGACTCGGCTGGCTGCGCGGCGTGGTGGTCCGGTGGTCG